AGCTCTGAATAGTTTGAGCTTTTTTTATTCAGATTGTTTAACGGCTCAGAGTTATCGTAAAAAACCGGATCGGCATCTAACTGAGCTATCCAATCCTGCCAGGATATTTTTTGTCCTATTTGCCCGGTATAGTATTGTAAATCTCCTACTCTTGCTCCTGTGGTTATTTTAACGAAATTAAACTGAGAATTTGAGGCTAATTTATATCCTCTTGTTGTATCAATCTCAAGTTGCTGCACATCATTAGAAACTATTGCTCCTGCTATTGCAAACGAGAAACTATTAAGATCGAATTGTTCCTCTGTGACTGTATTGAATGCTGTTAATATAAAGCTGAGGGTATTAATATAAGCCTCTTTCGCAAGATCGAGATAAAACTCAAAATCTATTACAATATTATCCTCATTCCAACCCGTCCAATCGGTGTAACCCACATCAACTCCAACATCAATATCATGCTGATATATGTCAAATTTCTCAACAACCATCAGGCCTGGTATATCTGCAGACTCATCATATTGATTTACATCAGCAATTAACATCACTCTGTCAGAATTGGCAGCCGACAAAGCCTCATCTGCAACCTGAATAGCCAAAATATAATACTTATCTCCTGATAATCTTGCCTGTTCGTCCGAGTCATACTCTGTAGTAACCTCAATAACAAGATTAGAGCCTGAAAAAGCCACCTCAGCACTCTTAAAAATTCCTGTAGCTCCCGTAACTCCTCCTCCTACAGAGCAGAAAATCCTACTATAAAGGAAATTATCAGGCAAATCAGTTGTAGTATCTTGATATTCGGACTGCTCAGGGAGATATGCTAAATAAATACCTACTTTCTGAGCCCCTCCAAATGTTCCTGAGAGTTTTTCTATTTCAATAGCTACCTTTGTCTTATCTCCAATAAGTAAGCCGTCCGCACTTTCAGAGGTTAAAAAGTCCTCATAATCTATTGAAACGATTGCGTAATTATTAGCAAAGCCGTTAAATGCTTCGTTAAACCATCCAACCGAGCCGAGAATATTATCAACCCTTCCAATTTTTGAAGTATTAGGATTACTCAATACACTCCTGAAATCCATTTCAAAAGCATATTTTAAGGAGTTTAGTCCGTCGAATAAAGATGGCAAAACATTATTCTGCAGATTGCTTAATTGCCCTGCAAGATAAAAAGGAACAATTATAAAATTGTGTATTAACTCATATTCGTAAATATAATTTCCATAAGCAGCAACCGTACCGAAATATCTTACAGAGCTTGCTCCTGTAACCCAATCCTCATAAGAGCCTGAAATATTCATTAATTGAGAGCTGCCTGTTATGCCTCCTAAATAATAAGCCTGCTCATTTCCCGAAACTTTAGATATAGCATTAAAAGGCTCATTATTTTCGATCAATCCGAATTTATAAATTAATGCCGTTTGAGCTGATTGTAGCCATATCCCTGCATCGTTATAAGTAGCTGATAAAAAGCTTCCTGCGGATGTAGTTACATACATTTGAGAGCCATCTGTAGAAATATTATCTATATGAAATCTTACCTCTGCAGCTCCGTACTTATCTGAGCTCCAATTTGCACGTAAAGCAGCGTTATCTCCGGGAGAAAATCCATCCTCTAAAAATGATCCTGTCGATCTTATTATAATATTAGTTGCAGGGGCAGGAGCTCCTACATTATCTACTGAAAAGGTGGTGGTAGAATTGGCTACAGAATTAACTCCCAACTGTATTTTAGTAGTTATTTTTACTTTCTCCATTACATTACCTACGAGATTTAAAGCAAAATCTGTAGGATTATCTGTAAAGGCTATGCCGTTAGTATATTCGTTTCTGATTTCGTGCTTTACGATAGTTATCTCAGTTGGCATCTGCAAATACTTTTACTTTGTTCATAAATTCAGTAACATCGAGAGGAGAACCCGATTTGATATCATTAAGAGTTTGCTGCAAATAATCCTTAGCTGCTCCTGCAGGAATAGTATTGAGCTGCTCTTGAGCTTTATTCAAATTTTGAAACTGTAATTTTTGTAAAGCCTCAACATTTTTGAGAGCATCATTGAGTATATTTTGAGAGTTTTTATCCATTTATGCAGGCTCTATAAATGTCTCTTTTAAGTTTTTCGTATATGGCTCCCTTATCCAATAATCAACCGTAGCCTTATCTCCTCCGAGATTGTAATCCAATCTTGTCACCTTTCCGGTTTTGCCGTCAAAGGTAGTAAAATAAGAATTATCTATCAATTTCAGAAAATCCTCGAATCCGAAAGGAATCTCAATGTCTTTATATACGGTTTTTTGTCCGTAATAGTTATTTGAAACAAATGATTTTCCTATATAATAATTTTCATACAAATATTTTGCACTCCAATTTTCCCGGTGTGTAGTCAACAATTTACCGTCTTTGAGTCTCAATAATTTCGGATTAGTCCAATTATTAGTACTGATCTTTAATAGTCCTACCTTATTTTTAATCTTATCAGCTATGCCGGGATTGCCACCAAAGAAACTACCGATTGAGTCTATTGCTCCTGCAACAACCGCAAGGAAATTCTCAAAAGGATTAAGCTCATCCTTACGATTGCCGAGAGATGTAGCAAAACGAACAGAATCCAATCCTTTAACATACTTTGCTTTAACATTATTAATTATAACAGCATCAGTAATTACCTCATACTTAGTTCCCTGAAAGTTATCAATAGTCCAATCATCCATTAAATCAGTCTCAAAAGCAATGATTCTATTAGCTTGCAGCTCATCAGTATTATAGCGAATAGGTAAAGCCAATACTCCGGGCATTTGAAAAGTTGATATCTGTATCCAGTAAGGATCATTAATAGGCCTTATATGAATTATATTGCTTACAATCTGAATCTTTGCATTAAACAGACTCAAAACGAGCTCAAACATTTCTAAGCAGCTATAGCCATAATCCGTTGTATATGGAATCCCGGAGGGAGTTCCTTTCGTTACCGAGATAAATCCCTGAGTATTTTGATCATCTAAACGAGGATTTGATGGCAGGTAATAAATCTCCTGCAGATCATCTATTGAAGTTGTGAATACATGTCCGAGATATAGGCAAACTTTCTCAATTAATAGATATAGGCTGATAACCTTATTTGTTCTTTTTGGAGGAACAAAGGTATTAATTAGCTGATTTCCGAGCTCAATAACAGCAATCAACAAGGTTGCTGTATATGCTGCAGTAATTAAAGCAATGGCAACCGCATATATGATTGCTCCAATGGCTCCGGTTGGATACATGGCAAACTTTGAAACAACATTTGCAATTGCATCAGCAAGATTTCTGATTGCCTCAGCAAGTTCCTTAATCATTAAATAAAGAATAACTGCAGAGGTTAGTATCTCGAAAGCATTGATCTTTTTTTCAACGACGTAGTCAATCTCAGTATAATCACTATCTGAAAAAATACCGATATCCTCAAGATAACCATAAGATAAAGCAGAAAGCCGATCCTGTAAGCTGTTTAAGCCTGATTCTTTTATTATTTTAGCCTTAACCCTTCCTTGAGATTGCAGATATTCAAACTCATTAGTGAGATCGAGAAAGCCCTTAAATGAGTTATAAATAGAGTTCTGATTGTATTGCTGTATCTCAAAAGGCAATCCCTCAAATATTCCTGAGCCTCCTGATAATCCCTGAGTAATATAATCGAGAATAGCCTGAGCCTCCTCTCTTACAAATGTAAATTGATCAGTTGTTATATTAGCCTGAGTACTCTCATTGTCAAATGTTGCAAGGATATTGATATCCTCCCACTCAATAGGAGCATTTGATTGCTGATTGTTGATAAAGAACTTTAACAAGCCCTTTTTACCTTCCATTGTCATTGAATCCTGAGCTTTATATGATTTCTCTCGATCTTGTTTTTATATGCAATAGTCTCAATTATAGCCTTATTTGTCTTATCGAAATCCCGGCCTAAATAAGCAGGCTTATTATCAATGCTGCTCTTTAGCTCATCAAATTTTTTCAATACCTGTTCGCTATTATCGAATCTTGTTGAACCTGCTCTCTGAGCTCTTGCTGCATTTGCAAGTTCCCAATTTGACATATTATCCGGGATCATAGCATTTTGCTGAGGAGATAAAATACGTTCCTTGCCGTCAACCCTGACAATATAATCATCTTTTCCTGTTCTTAATTGAGGAGTCATACTATCCTCAACTGATTCAGATCCCTCGTAAAATCCTGGCAAAGTATCTAAAAAGGCATTTAATAAAGCTATATCCCTGATTGTTGATCCGAGAGGATTCTTTTCTCCCGATTCTACTTTGCCTGCATAGGTCTTTAAGGCTGTCAAAGCAAGCTCAGCTCTTTTTTGCCTCCTGATCTCTCTTTCTCTTTCCCTTGCTAATTCTGCAGCTCTTTTCTGCTCAAAAGCAAGATTATCCTCAGCATTTTCAACTCCTTTTTTAGCAAGTTCCTGTAATATTTCCTGCCTTTCCTCAATATCTTCAATCTGTTTATCAATGTAATCGATCCTATTTTTTGCAGATTTTTTAAATCTATCATCTATCAGATCAAGGGAATCCTCAAAAGCCTCAGCAAACTCCTTTGATTTATCTCCTGATTTAGCAAGATCAGCCTCAAGAGCTGCAAGTTGAGCCTTTAACTCCTCCCTTTGCACTTCGATCTCCTCTCCTTCTGCATCAGATATGGCAGCAATCCGCTTTTTTATAGCCTCAATCTGAATTTTAGTAAGCTCCTCCTCCTTATATTCAGCAAATTCCTTTTCCGATTCAAAATCAGATATTTTTTGACCAATAAGAGCAGTCTGCAGCCTTTCCTCCCGGTCAATAGCTGCCTGTATTTCAGTTCTGTTTATTTCGCTTAAATCCTCCTGCAGCCTTGCAGTTGCTTCTTTTATCAGTTCGGCCTTTTTCTCAGTTTCAATAGTGCTATTATCGTTTATTTCTTCGAGCAGGTCCTTAAATTCTGCCTCTCTTACTTTTCTTTCCTGAGCATACTGATCTTTAAGTAATTCAACTCCTATCTCTGCAGCTCTTTTCCTTAACTCCTCCTCCTCATTGTTTAAATCTCTCTGAGCTTCGAGCAAATCCTGATTTTGTATCCTTCTTTCTCTTACAACCTCAAGTAAACGACCTTCGATTATTTCACTTAAACCGAGAGCCCTGATTTTATTATTTAATAATTCTGCATCAGATTCATTTATCAGATCATTTGCATTTATTGTCTCATCTGTAAATTGCTGAATAGTCTCAATCTGCTTTTTAAAACTTTTATCATTTAATAAGACTGTTTCGTCAAGTAATTCCTGCCTTTTATCAATAGCAAGCTCCTCATCTGCAATAATTCTCTCGTTAATTGTCTTAATATTATCAAATCCATCTATCAAGATATCGAGATTTTTCTCAAGTCGATCCTGCAGGAGTTCAGCTTGTTGCTTTGAATTGTCCTGTATAGCTAATTGAAAATTTTTATCTGCTTCAATTAGTCCAACCTGAGCCTCAGAATATTGCTTTAAAAACTCAACTGTATAAAGCTCTGTTCCTGCTCTCAGTTGTTTTTCTTTTTCAAGTATATCAAATCTTTGTTGAGCAAGACTTCTCTCCTCGTCTGCTATCTCTATTATTAAATCTCTTGACTTTTGAGCTGCCTCCTCCCTCTCTCTAAAGCTCTTAGTTGCATCATCAGCAGTTTTTTCCTCCTGTTCCTGTAATCTTCTAAGTTCTGCAACAACTACAGCAATCTCTCCCTCAATTAATTGCAAATCAAATGTAAGCTCAGCTATTTCCTTTCCTGCTTTTGCTGCCTTTGAGAATTTACCAGGCAAATCATCGAGAGCCTCTCCTAAATCCTTTCCGGTTTTTTCCAGAGATTTCCGATAATCCTCATTTGCCTCTGTTATTGATTTATTGCCAGATAATATATCTCTGAAATATCTGTATTGATCTTTAAGATTTTCAAATAATACATTACCCGTTTCGCTTGCAGTTGCAGTAAATTGCTCAGTTATTCCGTTTATTTGCCCTTGAATCTTTGCAAATTCTCTACCTCCCTGAGCTGATTGAGCATAGGCTTTTCCGAGAGCAATAGCTCCGGCTGCAGCTCCGGCCAAAGCAAGTTTTCCGATAGCTCTACCTGCAACCTTTAATCCCTGAGTTAATTTAGCAAGTCCAATCCTCCATTTTTGTTGAGACTTTGATAGTTTTCCATTGCTTTTTATTGCCTCAACCTTCTGCTTAGTCTCCTTTTTTTGTTCTTTTGAGGTTAAATTGAGAGAGGTTTTTACCTTATTTAATCCTATAACCATCATAGAGAGCTTATCGTTAAGGCCTCCCGTTTCATTAAAGGCCTCTTTTATGCTCTCTGTATAATTTCCGACATTGCGATAATTATCTCCAACTGAGCTATCGAGCTCTTTCAATGAGCTATCGAGCTCATCAATTTCCGATTTTATCTCCTGAGTACTTTCCTCAAACTCTTTGCCTTGCAATATTGCATTTTTATACTGCTTTTTTAGCTCTCTCAGCCTCTTGCTTTCCTTATCGTAGGTTGTAATTAATCCGAGCTTTTCCTTAGCAAGTTCCTTATTTCTTTTTTTCTGATTCTGTAATTGTACCTGCAGTTCAACATTATCCTGAATCCTATCACTATTTGCCTCATCAATCTTATCCAGGAGCGTCAATCTCTGCTTTTCTATCTTATCCAACCCCTCAACCGCCTCCTTGCTCTCATTGATTGCCTTTGTAGCTTTATTGATATTATCATAGTTCTTTAATGGAGTATTTTTAGCAATTTCCTCAGAGATTTTCAATACATCTTTGAGCTTAACTTCATATTTATCAAGTAACAGGATCGCAGCTTGCAGATCAGGAACTAAATCGGTGAAGGGAGTTTTAGCCATTACTTAGTTTTTCTCATTAATTTTAAATTGCTGTAAAATTCAAAAACACTCATTTTCATAGGATTTGCAGGATATCCCATAAATTTACTCATAGCAGCATAAACCTCAGCCTTATCCGATCCTCCGTTAAGTTGTATCATTAACTCCTCAGCCTGCCTTTTTCTTATCTCTGCAAGCGTTTTGAGATGTTTCTCTCCATGCAGATATACACGAACATAAAGTCTTACCTCCTCCCGTTTATATCTCATCCAATCCTCAAACTTCTGATTTAAGCCAAAAACTTCGAGAAATTGATCGTAAATTTTGCTCCAAAGCCTTTCGAGATTCACATTTTGCGGAGGAGTAGCCTCATTTATCATAAGGAACTTAAATTTACACTCCTCTTTACAACTTTTGCAGATTTTACAATCTCCTTTCGGATCAATGGTTTTATTTATTAGGTCAAAATAAAACTCAGGGAGAGTATAAATAGAATCGTAATAGGATTTCATGCAATTACTTTTGTTGTAAATTTAGCAAATTTCTACGATTTTAGAAACTGCTCAATTTTTTCTCAAAGATTCTCATTATTGCAGGAGTGATTTTTTGCCTTAATTTATCCAGGCTGTCAGTTGTTAAGCCTTGATAATCTCCATATTTGCCCGTAAGGAAATCAGTTAAAGAAAAACCTCTCTGTAGTTCTGCCAAAGGAGCCATTATTTGAAAATAATCCTTGCCTATAAATATAGTCCAACCGTCATAATATCCTCCATAAAGGTAAAGGCTAATATGAGAGGTTGGCAGTCCTAGAGATGCCTTTTTCTTTTTGTATGTCTCAACATAAGGAGGAGTCAATTTCTGACCATCTACACCGACTCCTTTTTTAAATAGCTGCTCCTCCTGATTGAGATCAATAATATAATCCTGTATTTTTACATCTCTCAATACCTCTGCTATGATATTGTTAAGATTTAAGCCCTGAATCTTTTTGATATATTTTCTCAGATCATCCATTAAAACAAAGGTATAAAAAAAGGAGAGCATAATACTCTCCTTTCCCGATCCAAATTATAACCCCTAAAATTTGAATTATGAAGAAGAACTTTTGATTTTTCCTCCGCATTTTTTATAAGCATCCTTTACAGTTATTCCTTTCAATGTCGATCCGAATGTTTTCTCGAATTCTTTGAAAGTCATTTTTGCAATTTCCTCCTTAATAAATTCAGCATTTCCGAGCTTTATAGTCTTTATTTCTGACATGGTTTCCTCCAATTTTTCATTAATTAAAAGAGAAACCCTCCTGTATCTCTCAGGAGAGTAACCCGAACATCTTTTACGCTTCAAATTACGCTACAGTTGCATCTGTATCAGGGAAATCATATCCTGATTTGCTACCTGATAGCGTTAATTCATCAGCTACGGTTTGAGCTGCATAGCTCAGAGTATATCTGTAACCAACATTTGTAACTCCTGTAATTACAACGGCTCCCGGAGTAGTGTTGTTATACAGAGTAAACTCAGCAAGCAACCATAGAGCCGTAGCAATCGGACTCAATAGAGAGCCGAAATCTGTAGTCAGGTCAACAACTAATGCCGTTGTGCTGCAAGATATAACCTCCACATTAACATCAAGTAAACCAATAGCAAGTAATAGATCAGCTCCTCCAAGTTCAGAGGCCTTTATCATCCTAATATTCTTATCAAGTGCTAAATGAGAGTATTCAAAGTCAATTCTAACGTCTGCTACTGTAGTATCAGAGGCTTTATCATAACGAGGATAAAAACTCTTCTCATTAACAGGAGTAGGATAAAGAAAATTCCCGTCTGAGCTAATATCTCCTACCAGGTTTCCGCAGATATCAACTGCATAAACACCAAATTTAAAGCAACCGAAAGCCTCAAATTTTCCAAGCAAAACAGGAGAGTTATTCAGCATTAATCCGGTATATGTTCTAATGCCTTTTGTTGCAATTACATTGGCTCCTGAGTTCAATCCCTGAGTTAGAGGATCACCAGGCACATCTTCAACATTATCAAAATCAGGAGTAGGAAACCATCTTTTTGTAGCATCTGCCTGATTGAACAGAGCATCAAAATATGATTGATCTAATGTATCATTGACCAGATCGATTCCATTTCTGTTACCATCACTATCGAGCAAGGGAACAAGGATTAATTTTTTTGTTACAGCAGCTATCGCTTGCCTACTTGAAGGGATTCCGGTATTTTGACCAACTCCCGTACATACACATACTGACATAATTTATATTTTTATTAGTTTATACTTAATTGAGTTTCAAAAATATGTAAAATGCTTAATAACACAAAGATTTGTTAAACGGTAAATTAATTCTCAGCTCTACTCCTGAGAGTTCCTCATCAAAAATACTATTAATATGACCTTGTAAATCTCTCCACTCTCCAAACTTCACATGATTGATAATCTGATAGTTTGAAAACTTATTAAATAAAGGAGATTCATTAAGCTCATGCATGATTAATTCAATAAGATTTCTGAGTCCTTTGATCCTTTTACTATAGTGATCATCAGTACTCCAATCCTGAAAATTAGCAGCATCGAGAAAAAACAGCCTTATATCTGCAGTTACGGCAATATTGCTCTGAGGATCGTTATCCCAATTTTCAGACAATATCTCCAATAGGTATGCAAAAGGAGTTTTATCATCAAAGTTCTGTATTTGCGATAAATGGCTATTTGTCATCATGGGAGTACCATGGAAGAAATAAGGCCTCTCTAATACTGCAGAAGTAATAGGATCAATAGTTCCTGGAACAACTATGCTGTTTCCTGATACCGATACTATTCTCAGATTAATAGTATTTACGGTTAAAATAATATCCTCCCTTGCATTATAAGCATTTTCTACTATAATAGTAGTGTTTTCTCCATCATTTGAGTAGCTTTCTATCTCAAGAGTTAGATCAAGATTGTTAATAAAGGCCTCGATTATGTCAGGAATTATTATCATTTTGTTAATTAAATTGTTAAAAAAAACTGTAATTCAAATGTTTATCAGTTAATTAATAATTATTATATATATAATTATCTATCGTATTTTGTATTTCGTCTTTCATTTCCTGAGTATATATGCCCTGCAAACTCAATCCTGCATTAATATTAGAGGCAGTTGCCCAATCTCCTGTTATAATATTGCTTTTAACATCTTTTATATGATCCTCCATTGCAAAAACCTCCTCCTCTGTAGCTTGTCCGAGCTTGATCATCATATATAATTCAGCCTGAAAATCAGAATAACACATTTTACCATCTTCTTTTCTCTGCAAATACTTTTTTGTATATAACTTAATCAAGGTTGGATTATCTGTGATCTCTTCAAATCCCTCCGGACAACTTTCCTCAAAAGCTATTGCAGGGATATCCTCATTTAATTCTATGTAAAAACTTCTCGCCATATGTTAAATATTAATTCCAGGACTTCGCCATCTGTCCACATTATTATCATAAATCAATTGTAATCCCTCATCAGATTGCATTGTTTTATCTGATCCAAGCAAAAACCTATTAGCCGGGTCACTTCCTGAATTGTTATCTTTTAATATAATATTGTTTGTACCTACATTGAAAACATTTATAACTCTAGTTCCATCGGGATCGGGAGCCATCCATCCTGTTATATAATAATTTCCATCACTTGAAATGTCTATCAAAATGCTTTCCTGCCAACCTGTAGGATCATAATTATCTGTATTGCCCTCAATTGCAGGAGGCACTAAAGCATCTCCATAGGATAAGGAGCCATCAAAATTAACATCTCCAAAATTCTGCAAGCTCTTTATTATTCTACTCATTTAGTTACCTCCGTTACCTCTATGTTTCCTGATTCACCTGTATTCATTATTGCAGTTATTTTCCCTCTGTATCTATCCTCTATTAATATATCCCCCTTGCTCAAAGGGATTCCTTTTCCGAAAACTGCAGTATCTCCGTAAAATATCCAAATAGTCTCGTTTGTTGTATTGGCTATAAATACCTCCTTATTATCTGCACTTGCTGCTCTTATTATAGAGCTTTCATCTGTAAGAGCTTTTGTAGATACATTTGAATTATCTCCAAATGTGCTCTCAACATCTATTGTTCCTGAAAATATTACTTTTAAATTCCCGTTATCATCAAACTCAAGGCCCGATACTCTTACGTATTGGCATTTTTTCCCGTCCGGGAACTCAAAGAAAGCGAATCGAGGATTTGTGTCTGGTAGCATTATATACCAAATTCGTTTATTGTTTCAATAGGAGTGAAATTCCAATTAGTATATGTATCAGGAGTTTCAAGATTGGCAAAATATATCATATTATAAAGAGTTCCATTTAAAATCTCCTGGTAATAATCAAATTGAGAGAACTTGCTTATTGATTCCCGATATTTACGACCTCTTAATATAGCTCTTTCTCCTGAATGATAAGAAATATCAACTCCATAAAGTTCTACTCCTAAATTATAAGCCCTGCTCATTCTGCGATTTACAATATTATTACCTGCAGCAATCGAATTTTCGTTTTTTCCCTTTGTTGTTCCTGTAGGATTGTTTTTATAATTCAAATATTCAAGGATATTATAAAATGAGAAGTAAGCCAATAGACTAATTTTTTCATCATTAACAAGGCCTGGCCACTTAACTAATACAGTTCGGCCCTTAGAATCTTCAACATTATACTCCTTTCCATCCTTTATATCGATCCATTTCTGAGCAGGAGATCCTCCCTCTATAGCTGTTATAAATTGCTTATAGAGATCATATCCGAGAGCTTTGATCAGTATATCTCTCTGAGTATCTGCTATTAACTTATCGTAATTAGCAGAATCTTGCTGAGCTACAGGGAGGGAAATTACTCCCTTAAAATAAGTATCATCGATCAAATTTGACATTTATCCTACTTTTTTGGAGCTGTCTTTTTCTTTCCTGTTGTCTTTTTTGGAGCTGTCTTTTTCTCATCAGCAGGCTTTTCTTTTGACTCATCAACAAACTCAACTTTTAGCTTACTATTACGAGCCTGAGCAGCAAGTGACTTGAGAATAATATCTCCTCTCTGTGATTTCGATTCGAGTAGTAATTTCATGGCTTTGTTATTAGGTTTTTTAAGCATTTATTTAATTGAAAAAAAGGGAGAGAATTTTCCCTCCCTTTATTTATATAGTTTCAATTATGCAGGCTCTGTAAGCTCTGTTAAGGCTGCAGCAAAATCTCCGTACATGAACTGATATTTGTTATAAATTGGGAATATAATTTCTTCCTCGATTATAACACAAATCTTGTTGCGTTTTGCATAAGATACATCATCAGTAAACGTAATATTTGCTGAGGTAAGCTCAAGTAATCCGGCTGCATTTTGCCAATCACCTACAATAAATTTACCTGCAGGTACGGCAGTTGTTTCAACTACAGGAGTTCCTGTAATTCTCAATACTCCATCTGCTCCTCTGATAATGCCTAAATATTCTGCAGTTGTAGCTTTAAGCTGCTCAATCTTTGCAGCATCTACAGGATTCAATGCAATACCATTTACCATATATTCGCCTCTTTTTTGTAAGGCCTTTGCAGTTGTCAGTACATCATAATAATTTGCATTAGGTATTGACTGATAGAAAGGATTTTTGCTTGTTCCCGTCCACGCTGCAGTACTTTCAGTTGTGAAAGCCTCATCTATTAAAATCTGAGCTTTTGTTCTAACTATTGCTATAAATGTATCATTATAGTTAGTTGTATTAGCAAATGTAATCAAATCCCCGTTTTTCAAATCATGGTTAGCAGCAAAGTTTACAAGAGTTTGAGTTCCTCCGTTATATGTAGCAATAGAGCTGATATCTGTAGCTGCATAAGTGTTACCTGCAAGATCAAAATCAACACTATCGTTTGCAACACCTAACAAGTTGTTTCCTGTGCCATCTCCAAACAAAAGTTGAAAATCTTCTCTACGATAAAGTTTCTCAGGCAATCTGCGACCTAGATATTGAGATAACCATCTTACAGCTTTAAGCATTCTCTTTGATACATCGATAAATGTTCCGAGTCTCTTAACATCTTTTGTTACTTCCTGGACCTCAAAAGCTGATTCTGCAAGTTCATCATTTTCTCCCTCCATTTGTATATCATAATCCTCATTTATAACCTCATCAAAAACAAGGTAAGGCAAATCAGTTGACTCTACAGGGATCAGATCTCTAATATTAATACTTCTCTCAGGCTGAACAATAGTCCTATCTGATCTTGTAGTAATAAGAGTTTCAGTAGGTCCGTAGTTTCCTGTAAGATTAACCTCTTTAAGATCAATAGGAACAGAGAATGAGCCTTTTTTATCTCCTTTTTTAGCAATAAAATCCTTGTAATCATCAGAGGCAAGTATCTCATCAAGTTTTTGCTTTAAGCTGATTTTTTCTCCTTCTTTTCCCTTTCCGGCCTCCTGGAAAGCTGCAAAATCCTCAGCTATCTTACTGATTGACTCATCATAAGAGGCAATTTTTTCAGAGATAGCGTTAAATTTACTCATCAAACTTTCTGCCTTTTCTCCATCGAGCTCAGATAATGCCTCTTTGAGCTCATTAAATTTTTCCTCAAACTCTTCTCTTGGTAATACTGATTTATTTGCATCAGTAACAAGCTCCTTGACCTGAGCTTCGATAACTTGTAATAGTTTTTGCTGTTCAGGATCAAGGTCCTTAAAAGACACCACAGGAGGAACTGCTAAGATTGCTCCTGCGATTCCTGATCCAATTCCGAAAATCTCAAGTACACCGCCCTGAGCCATTGATACGGCTGCTATTACTCCGATTATCGCAAGCAAAGCAACTCCTAAAATTTTAAATTTTTTCATTTTAATAGTAATTAAATTAAACAATTATTTTCATTTTATATTGAAATTTTCTGCAAGATAAGAAAAATTAATCTTTTTCGGCTCATCTGTCTTGAGAGTGATTTTATTCGGCTCTTTATTGAGAATGAGTGAAGTTGCTAAACTTCCTATCTGCTTCAATTCAATTTCAAGATTATACATAAAATCATCATTGTATTTTCCTTTTCTCAATACTTTATTGATCTTATTTATTTTGTCATTCAATATTTTCAACTGATCAGGCTTTGATTTTCCTTTCAATCCGAAAACCTGAGAAAGTTCATTTGCTCCCTGAGTTACAAGGCTCATCTCCCATAGCTCAACCTCAAAAACACCGTAAAAACCTCCATTCTGAATAACATCGTTAATATTGATAATTTTATCAGAATAGAACTTAAACTCAGGAGATTCAATAGAAACCCATTTGATTTTATTCCAAACATAATTGAATCCGATAGAATTCTGCTCAAGTATTCCCTCCTGGACCTTGATAAGTATATCATGCTCTGCAGCACTCATACGAGCCTCATAATAAGCTCCGAGCCCGTCATCCTTTAATATCATGTACCTACCTATTGGCCTCTTAATATCATGCTGATAGCAATATGCAATTTTTCTCTTTGTACTCGATTGAGGGCCTCTTTCATTTAATGACTTATCAATTACTCCGGGAAAAAGCACATCCTCATCAGAATCGAAATAATTCCAAAAGTTCCCATAGCCTATAATAATATTCTTTTTTAGGTCAATATCCTTTATAGCTCCATCTCCTCCGCAATACTTGACATTATAAGGATTATTAAGTTTTCTGTTCATTGTTTCCTGTACTGATATATCAGGGAGCTCAATCTCATCCTCAAATGTTTCAGGATCATCAGGAGCATTATTAGATATTGACTCCTCAAATAAAATATAATTGATATTTCTATCTGCAAGCCATTCCTTAGCCTCTCCTTCAGTAAATTTAGAGGCATCAAAGCGATAGCTCTGTATAGTCGTAGTTTCCTCTCCTCTGAGTTTTCCAATTATTGCATCAACTCCATCAGTTATATTTATCCTTGCAAACTTATTCCCTGTACCAAACGGATCATTTTGAAACTCATCAGGATTTATAATTCTTGCACTATGTTCGGTTAAAAATGGCATAATTATTCTGTTATAGGTTGTAAATTAGATTTGATATATCTCCTTTGCATTATAGTTTCGTTTGTTTTTGCCTTTCCCATAGCCTCCCGGTATTCATCGGCTGTAATTATACCTCTATCAAACTGCTCTTTTAAAATATCATTCATTAATTTTTGATCTTCTTTGAGCTCAGAGATAACAGAGTAATCAGCTTTAAGAACAAAGTTACCAGGCCACCATGTTTTAAAGAAATTTGTAAGATCAGAAATAAAATCATCAAATTCAGGGATGAGCTTATCCTCCCATAATTGCAGCTTAGCCTCTTTTACGTTGTTATATGTTGAGCTGCTGTTATCATTTAATATTACACCTGGAAAGTTAAGTGATTTGCAGATATTACGATAATCAGCCTCATTATTTTCATTGATCAAGAGTTCTCTCATCTGAGAGCCGATTTTCTTATAATCTACAGGAGAGGAGGTTACCATTAACAAAAACTGATCAAGTCCGAGCCCGTATTTTCTTGCAAGTTTCTCATCAATACTGTCCTTATCTTTTGTAGGGATCGGTAAATCTGTTTTACTTGTAATAATTCCTGCAGGACCGCCATTCTGATAGGTTGCAATTTTAGCCTTATATCCTGCTATTAATGCTGTTATAGGATATTTTGAGGACAAAAACGGAGATTTACCGAAAAGATATTGACCATTCCCGAAATCTAAATTAATTGCCCGGCTATGCAAAACTTTATCAGCATCAATATTGAGCTGCTTTCCATATTTCAGAATATACTTAACAATTTCATTAAACCTAAAATCCTCATCAAAATTATTCTGATCTGCCTCCATTTTAGACACCTGAACAGCCATATATTGAGAGGGCAATACAAAAAGCCTTTTCGGCTTCATGCCTGTAGGTACAAAGGCATTAAGATATGAGTTACCTGTTACAAATCGATATGCAAATAGTTGCTGAACTAATTCGTGCCAACTCTGCATAGCATTAGGCCGATTAATAAGATTCAATATATCATGCTTAGTAATCTCTTTACCTAAATCATTAATGCTACCCTCATACATTCTTACTTTCGGCTTACTGAGAGCCCTTGCCATATATGCTACAGGTCCATAAGCCTCCGGGATTTCGTTAAAGGCATTTATTAAAGCAGTATTGTTTTGCAAGTTCACTATTTCAGCCGATCCGGCTCCGAGCTGTGTAATTTTGTAGCCGGATTCAATAAGCTGATCGATTCCCTTTCTCGAAAATCTATTGTTTATGTCCTTTAGTATCATTGAAAGTAATAGCGTTAATCAGGTTATCAGAAATTAAGAGTCCTGCTTTATACATAGTTATTGGCAACCAAATAGGAATACTCACAATCGCAAATATTATTATGAGAACAACTTCGATAAATTTCATATACAAATATAATTAAAAATTATAATAAGCCAATTCTGTTATAATAGAGAGCAACTCCTCTAATTCCGTCCATGTGATGATCGTTAGCCTTAACAGGATCATTAGTATATGTATCACTTGCAGAATGGTATTGATATTTATATGAGTTTCTTTCATGTATTATATTGATCGAATCCTTATAAATATTAACCTTATGCCTTTTTAGTATATCAATTCCATGTTGGACAGATCCAGGAAATTTAGGAGCAGGATAAATATTATATCCTGAGTTTCTCAAGTCTGTAATATTTTCAGGCCTTGCATTATCAGCAAGTATTAAAATCTTCTTATTTACGTTATTTTCCTCGAATCTTTGCTCAATGCTTATTTGATCAGGATTATTAATATTTATAATCGAGGTTAAGTCTGGCTCATATATAAATTCTTTCAGATATATTTCTCCTCGATAATATTTTAACCAACCTGCAGCAGTAGGAGCATTATATCCAAAATCGAGCCATATAGCCAAAGGCTCAGATTCTTTATCAGTAGGGTATTGATCCGTAATTTTCCAATGAGGATAAACAACGCCCTTTTGAGCTGCTCTTTCTCCGAGTCCGTAAACCCTCCAATTATATTCGTCTGCAGTTCCTTGATCTATATTAGTAGGATGAGGCCTCCTCTCTGATTCAGGCAAATTTCTATCTTCGGGATGAGTAGGCTCCCAACTCAATATTTTTTTCTTTTCTGCAGGAGATATGAAAGGATTATCAAGCCATGTAGTTTTTAAATATACTACATCGTTTCGAGGGATGATATTATCATAAATGTAATGCTTTTCAACAGAAGGATTATAGTCCTGAAACCAAAATTTGCGGCACCGGAGCTCAGACTGATCAAAGATAGCTCTCTGAACTTCTATAGATTCATTTATCCAAAAATAGTCACAACCTGCTCCGAGATATTTAGAAGGTTTATCTGCTCCGAGAAGATTAATTTTAAGGCCGAAAATGTTAAATGTAGATACTTCCTTTATATCCTCAAATGGAGAGTATATTCCAAAATCAGGCAACCTCCGATTGAAATCCTCATATAAAGTAGTCTTGAAAGAGTTATATGTTTCTTTTATGATATTGAGAGTAGCTCTTTGCTCAATCCTGGAAGCAAGATATACTAAAAAATCAATGCAGCTCCATGTCTTTCCTGAGTTATGTACAAGAATTTTTCCACCGTCTTTTTTTGATAGAAAATAATTGCTATCTGATTCAATTGTCAAGTCAACAACATAATCAATCTCAATCTCCTCAACACTTATTATATCTTCAATATTTATTTCCAATATAAATCTGAGTTAACTATTTTTTGTAGATGCTTTGCAGATATTCCATATTTTTTTGCATATTCATTTCTACCCCAATATCTACCATTTTTCTTTTTTTCGTTTCTCAAAAACACAACATCCTCCTTTGTTAATTTCGACATTCCGTTTAACTCCCCCCGTTTTGGTTTTTGTATTCCAATATCAAAAGAATGTTGGCAGTTCTGAGAGTGAGTAACCCACTCAAGATTTATAGGAGAATTATCAGTCTTTATTCCGTTAATATGGTTTACTTCGTGTTTATCTGTTGGCTTATCTTTTTCAGATTCCATTATAACTCTATGAACGGCAATTGTTTTGTATTTTCCACAATCAGAAAGAAGCATTGTCTTCAAATATCCATCAATAGATATCGCTGGCTTTAATACTCTTATTTTTCCTGTACGCTTATAGTTTAATGATCTGAGATTGCCCTTGCATGAATATTCATACATTGAAAACCCTTTTATTTTCTTCCATGTTTCAATCATACCTTTTTACAGTAAAGATAATATATTTTTTATCTCGACATACCTTCCATTATAATAAAATTTATGATCCTCTGTACATTTTATTATCGTTCCATCCTTTAGAGTTATTTTAAAACACCTCTTTTTTGTTGGTTGTACATTTGCAGCTAAAATCTTGTTGTAGCACGTTAGATTTAACTTATGATTGTAGGATAGAACATAATCATTAATACATACATCGGATATTTTTTTAATGCCAGAGCATACTATTATCTCCTGATCTGGATGAAAACATCGAGAGCTCCCTTCCATTACAACGCCTCTCATGCCATTATTACGAGCCTGACAAAGAGTTTTGAAATTAGGATTAATCAGTCGGCTCATTCAATTCTGATTCATCCGGGAATAGATCGGATATGTTCTTTTTGTTATCAATAGCAATTTCCTTAGTATCTTTTAATCCTAAATCTCTTGCTATTATATTGGCATTGAACGCTCCAACTGTTGCACCCTCAAACTTTTGCGTATAAATTATATTCTCTACGTGTGTAATGATGGGAAAAAAATCTTTATTGACATCAAGATTCTTATAGTTTCTCCATGTCTTTATGTCGATATCAAGAAATATACACAGCCCTGTTATTGTATAAGGTGTATCTGTCTCTCTTTCAACTTGATATGCATCTTTACCAACCCAATCCTTTTGAATCCATTTCCTTTTATCCGTAGCCTCGAAATATTCAACACAAGCCTCCCACAATAAAGCAGGAGTTTTAAATATCTTATCTCGTCCATGTTTAGCCCGGAGCTTCCACCATTGATTTCCCTTTGTTGCTGCCATATCTAACTTATTTCGTTTATACTATTGACCGTAAAGAAATATGCTTTCAAATTTTTGTTACTTCTCTTTTTCAATCTCTTTCTGAAATTAATTGCAGCCTCCTTATTTTCGACAAAAAAGGCCTCGTAAGCAGCCTCTTTCGGATTGGGATTTTCAGCTACAAAGTATATCTCCATAATTCAAAGATACAAAAAAAGCAGCCTGATTTCAAACTGCTTATTTATAACTGCCATTAAAACAGCATTGAAACGCTGTTTACTGGCTTGTTATAAACAACCCTGCGAAAGCCTCTCCCTGTTGGTGTAGAACTAACTGTTAATAATTCTCAGGTTGCTTGCTTAAAGTCTTTGACTAAGCAGGGGTATTGTTAATTACAAGGCTTTAAAGTATCTCCAATTTCTCTACTGCTTGCTATTGCTGCTGGCATATCTGAAAATCCTCTTGTTCCTGCATAATAATATTCAAAAGTTCTAACTCTGCCTTTTCCATCTCTTACAACAATAGCAGGATTATCAACTGCTTTATCTGTTTTTCCCTCTAATATTACAGGACAATCAAGCTCAGTCATCCATCTATCAAACTTTTCTTCTGCCGTTTCTCCGCATCCAAACATAAATGCAGCTACTATCAATATTAAAATAACTTTTTTCATTTT